TCCCCATTGTAGAATTAGACCATTACTAAATTTAACCCAACCATTTTGTGTTAAACTACCACCAACAATACCACCGAGTGTGCCGTCCGTTTTAAATTGATTAATGAGGTTTCGGACAAATGCGGTCGTAGCGATTTTAGTGCTGTTATCCGAAGTGCCTTGCGTCGGTGCGGTTGGGCTTCCTGTAAGTGCGGGGCTTGCTTTTGGTGCTAAGGTTGATAAATCAATACTGCACTGCGACAATGTGCCACCATTCATGTAAATCGGTCTATTGGCATTGCCGACAGTGCTTCCACTTGCTACCGGTGAACCTGCATTTAAATAAATAGGTTTTACGCCACTACCCACGGTTCCCGTTCCCAATTTGCTTGCTGTAGTGGCGTTGGAGATTGTTCCGCCCGTATGTGCCAAAGTCCTCCACGCACTCCATTTATCAATACTACTGTCTCTGGCATTTCTATAATACATATTAGCAGGCGTAGCATCACCGCCGCTCCATTCCGTCACAATTTGTATTGCGCCAGCTCCTCTAATAGATAGACAATTACCATAAGCACACGGGAAACCATTATTATAAACTTTACTCCATGTCATGCCAACAGGTAATGCGCTGGCAAGTGTATTTCCTGTTATGGCTTTTTCCGTAACTATATTTGCATTTGTAGCATTAGCAACGTTATTTACAGTTACACTGCTTGTACTTCCATTTCCTTTTGTAACTGTTAATGTTGCATTGCTTCCCGTAACCCCTTTTACATATGTTGTATCTATCTGTTGCCCACGGCTGTCCTGCGTGGCTTTGGTGGCACTTGCCGCGCTGGACGCAGAAGGAACTGCTTTCCATGTTCCATCTCCCGCTAAAAAGTGGCTTGCATTGCCATCTCTTTTCGGTGCAAGTCCGTTTGCACTAGTAGATACAACAGCGGTACTTGCTTTGCCATTCCATGTATTTTTTTCAGTATCCGTTACAAATCTATGCGTCGCGTCCTGAGTAATCATGGTGGCAGGATGCGAACTAGGGTGTATATAATTGTTTGCTCCTGTTGCTATGCCGTCCAGCTTTTTCTTCAACTCCGGTGTCATGTAGCCCTTTAAACTGTCCGTAACTACTCGCCAGTCCTGTTCATTTACCACGTTTTGCAGGGTATCATGCCACTGCTTAAGCAGTTTTTCATTGGATAGGAGCGCACTAAGGATTAAGTTCATGCCGGTGTACAACACTTTATCTTTTGCGATAATCTGTGGAATTTCTAAAAACCAGTCATGACCGTTTTCTAATGCTCCAGGGCGTTTATAACCGTCTATTTCTGTCGGGAACTCGAGCCCGAACTCTGTTTTTAATTCTTCAGCGTTCAAATTATCACCTCATTTAAAATTCTACTGTCCAGCGGAATACTGCGCCGCTTTCCGCGTCTATACCTTTGCTTGTCAGAAGCCTCATCTTTGCGGCGGTATGGTCTTCTTCGTCAATCAAGGCAACCTCATTAATAGCTCCCGTATAAACTCCAGCTTCGATTTCAGCTTCAAATTGTACGCTTGTTTCTACAGGATAGGTTACAGAAGTAATATCTTTGGTCAAAACAACGTTATTCAAGTTACCGTTATCAGAAGGTGGCGCCGGATTGCCCTGGTCATCCGTTTCACCGGCAATGCCAAATGCCATTTTTGCTATTTTTGCAATAGCACCTGTCGTCCCGATTGCCTGTGCAAATGCCGCTCTGTAATCGGTTGTAGTTTTTTTATTGGATTGTAAAAAAGTATCCTGATTAAATTCTGCCAGCGGCACTGCTTCGCCGTTTACTGCCAGTGTCTGTTTCGGATTAATGTTCTGTGTATTACTCATAGTCTTTCAAACGTTCCTTTCTTCATAACTCCGTTTTTATCTGTGCTGTAACAGGTGCATAGGTTTTCCATATGCGTGTTTTGCATGGTGTAGCTGCCTTCCCATGCGTGGCTGCCGTCCCAACAAAAAGAGCCGTCCCATAGGTTTTTTGCGTTCCCTGTGGTTCGGCTCTGCATAGCATTAATTTTACCTGTATTTAATGCCCTGTGTTCAATGTTTTGTTTTAAGTCTATATCTACATAATAAATACTGCCTGCTTTATGGCTTGTTAAAAGTCTGTGCTTAGATGTTATTTTATACGTTATATCTGCGCTTTGTCCTGTCTTAAAGGTCTGTGTAGAATTAACTTTAGTTAAAATGTCTATAATATGGGGCTGCCTTTCTTTGTATTTTGCATCCGGTTTTATGCCACTCCAGTCGATACTGCCGTCCCAGCACCATACGCCGTCCCAGTACGTATTTTCCGCCGTGCCCAAATTCCAGAAATTATGGTTGGCATTAATGTACTGGATAATACTTGCTCTATGGCTTGTTAAAATCTGACTTATAATCCTGATTACTATAGCAAAACCCAAATGCGCTGGTTTATATGTATTTACGGCGTCTAATAACTCCTTCCATTTTATTTCATCATCACCGCTGACACATAATTCAAACCAGTATTCAGGATTATACTGAATTATATAGCCGGATTTATTTTCACAAAATATATTTATTAAATTGTTCATGAACGTTTCAGATACGGTATTTGCACCTTGCAGTTTCAAGAGTATCTGTATACGTCTGTCTTCTATGCCGGCATTTTCTTTTACGGATATCCCAAGAACTCTTTCCCAGTCAGAAAGGCCCCATGTTGCCGTTTCAACAAAAAGCTGATTTTTTACATCCAATACAGCAAGTCTCAACTTTTCATGCTCATCATCGCTGATTAACTCTGTGTTTTTAAAGTCATCATCAATCGGCAGAAATTTCGGCAGATGCTTCAATGTTTTTACAGGTGTTCGTCTAAGTAGAAATAACATTAAAATCCACCTCATTTTCTAAAATTGGCAACTGTTCTTCAGTGAGAGGTATGTTTTTTGCCTCACCGTTTAAAGTCAGACTGTCATAGTCAATAACGCCACTGCACTCTAAAAGTGTTTTGCCGATATGAGCAACGGATACGTAACCACGATTAAAGCCTATTTCTTTAAAATACGTATCAACCTTTTCTTTGAATTCATCCTTATTTACGCTGCCGTAAATATTGGCTGCTATTTTTACATTCACGGCAGTTGCTGATACTACGGTTAAATCTGCGCCGATCGGTTTTTCTTCTTCAAGGTAGGCACGGACTTTATTTAGCAGTGTTTCATCAGCAACGTTCAGATTTGCGTCAATTATAACCACCTTGACTGTACCGTTGCCATTCCAAAGAGGAATACATCTTGCACCACCTACGCCTTCAATCTCGCGTGCCCAAAGTTCATAATTATTTTTATTGCCGCTTGTCGCTGGATTTCTGACTTTAAACAAATACCTGTCGAGTAATTCAGCATCCGTTTCTTCGTCATAACCGCCCATTGTCGGTTCGGAATTTATCACACTGTTTATACCGGGAATAGACATGGAAATAACATTTATAGTTTCAGCATCTACATTGCCGATAACTCCGGCAGTTACAGCTTCAATATTTATCTGTCCATTTTCTTTTATATCCGTATTTTCCGTAGCTACAAACTGGATACCGCTTTCTGTTGCAAAGGTAGCTCCTGCATAAACCGTGCCCGTGCCTTTTACGGTCAAAACACCTATAGCTTTGGTAGCTTCTTTACGGATAACGCCGTACTGTTTAGCCAACATGGTCAAATATTCACCGTATGAGGTATCTGCAAAGGCAACTTTATTTAATTCCTCAAGTTCAACTTCAGCTTTGGCAAACTCGATTGAGTTGCTGGCGAGTGCATCATACTGGAACGTTCCTTCAAACAGCCCAGTCTTTGCCCTTGAGCTATTTATCATTTCCTGCAATATATCTTTTTGGTCTCTTGCCTTATACATTAATCACCAGCTCCCCGTAAACCGTGGTTAAATCAATTTCACAGTTTAATTCTGTTTTTTCCCGATTTATTGTTATGGAATTTATGGATTTTATATATGGGTTTACCATTAAACATTCAATTATAGCCCTTTTAAATTCGGAAATCCTCTCACAGACAGTCATGACCTTGCCAATAAATTTCTTTAGTTCAATACCATATTGCCAGCTATATGCTGTATATCTGAAACGTTCTGTTTTCAGTGCCTTATAAATCCAGACTTTTATAGCTTCATTTCCTTCGACTAACACGTGATTACCGGCATTATCATAGATGAACTTGTCCGTGTCGAAATCCCATGCGTATTCTTTATATAGCGGTAAATCTTCTTCTGTAGCAATTGTATTTGTGCTGGTAAATGGAAATTCATCACTCAAGTTTTACCACCTCTTCATTTATAATATAGAGCTGACCTTCTGCGCCTTCGCACGGCAGGATACTGACCCAGTCGCCGACTTTCAGCGTATCGGTGTAGATAAAATTTTCAGTATAGTCATTATCTATACTGTGATTATGACTTTCATATGAACTGTCGCCGCTACCGCCTGATTTATTCTGTGTTGCGGAAACTAAATGTCCTCGTGCCGTTCGTTCATAGCCTACAAGAAGCCGTTTTGAAATATACGCATTTTCCTTTGTAAGCTCAATATTATTTGCTTTAATAATAAAATTGGGCGGCGGCTCGACTACGATACCGATAAAAGCACTGCGCGGAACGTGAGACTGTGCAACGCCGTGCATAATATTTACAATTTCCTCAACACTTGCTTCTGCACTGGGGATTTGTTCCATTTATATCACCTACTTTTTCGTTTTTTCTTGTGGGGCTTTTTCCTCGTTCATCATATTTTCAAATTCAAGTTCAATTTTCATCATGTGGTTGCCGTTTTGAAATGTGTGTACATCAGATTTAACCCAGAATTTACCGGCGTTTAAACTGTCTCTTATTTCTATAGAATAAGAGGATTTAACTCGATAGTCGCCGATGAGCGTAAGAGAGCCGCTTCTGTCCGGTCCTTTGAGCATTGCCTCGACTTCCTTGTTAGTATCCTTGTTTGGGTCGGTTTTGTAAACGTCCTGTATCATAGAGTATTTACCAATCCATTCATCATTACGCTTATATCCCGTCATATTGCCCTGCTGGTCGGTAATCATTATCTGATTTATCATGTTTTCAATGCTTTCCTTATAGGTGCTCTCTGTCATATTGCTACGGCTGTCGGCAACATAATTTTCGATTAACGTACCTTTTAAGATGATATCAAGCTGGTCGTTGTTCATAATCGGGTGATATTTTTCACCTGTTTTTTTACTTGCCTCCGTATAAGCCATCATAATTATTTGATATCCTGTTTTACGGTCCGCAATAAAACTTACAGGAATACCTGTTTTTACTAAATTACCAACTTTTATACCCAGTTCCTTACATATTACTGTTGTAATATCTTCAGCTGTTATATTCACAAATTTTTTAGTTATTTTAGATTTACTTAAAATAAATAAA